GGCTTACCCCAACTGGGCGCATATCTCGTTACCTCACGGAGCTGCGTCGGCAAAAAAAGATATACAAAAGCAACTACAGCTTTTTCAAGGTTATCAAGAAATTATCCTTTTCTTCGATAAAGACGAGCCGGGTAAGCTGGCGACGGAAGCAGTGGCTGCGCTCTTACCGTCTGGGAAAGTTAAGATTGCTCATTTGCCAGACCCGTACAAAGATGCTTCTGACGCATTGCAGAATAACGATGCAGAAGCGATTAGGAAAGCTATCTGGAATGCTTCGCCGTATCAGCCGGATGGAATAGTAGATGGTAAATCACTACTAGAGTTAGTCACAAACCCAAGTCCACCATGTGACTTTGAGTATCCATTTGCAGGATTGCAACAGATGACTCACGGAATCAGATACGGAGAACTAACCGTAATTAGTGCAGGCACAGGTCAGGGCAAAAGCACCTTGACTAGGCAGTTAGCTACACATTTATTAGATAAAGACGAGCGTGTAGGATACATAGCTCTGGAGGAGTCAAACAGAAGAACAGCTTTAGGACTTATGTCTGTAGCTACTGGTAAAGCATTACATCTTGGAGAACATACCAAGGAAACATTACAAGAAGCATATGACTATACCCTCAAAGGCTGGAATCTCTTCCTTTATGACCACTTCGGAAGTGCTGATCCTGATACTATTTATAGTAGGATTGAATATATGGCACTCGCGCTTGAAACCAAAACAATCTTCCTCGACCACTTGTCCATATTAATTTCTGGATTAGATGGAGACGAGCGTAAGATGATCGACACCACCATGACTAAGCTACGAAGTTTAGTTGAACGAACCGGAATCAAACTATTCTTGGTCTCACATCTACGTCGAACACAGACAGATAAGAACCATGAAGAAGGAGCACGTGTAACTCTTGGACAACTAAGAGGAAGTGCAGCAATAAGCCAGCTTGCAGATGAAGTATGGGGACTGGAAAGAAACCAACAAACTGAAGCTGAAGATATTACTATCTTACGTTTATTGAAGAACCGATATTCAGGAGAGGTAGGCGTCGCATGTCAGCTTAAATACAACAAAGAAACATGTAAGTACGATGAAACTACGGACCCAATTTTCAATCCCAGTACAGACTTCTGAGCTGGAGAAACCAAAACCACCTACAAAACAAGCAAAAAAGAAAGCTAAGTTTAAGGACAAGACTTATACTGGTAAAAAATAGTGCTAGTATTTGACATAGAAACCAACGGATTACTTTATGACGTATCTAAAATACATTGCATTTCCACCTTTGATACGAAAACAGAGAAGAGCTACGTATATAACGATCAAGATGACGAGAAACCCAATATCAGGGATGGTATCAATCAACTTATGGAAGCTGATACTCTCGCTGGGCACAATATTATTGGGTACGACCTTGCTGTTTTACGGAAACTTAGCAGCGAGTTTCATACTGATGCTAAATGCGTTGATACTCTTGTGCTTTCTCGTTTATATCATCCAAATTTAATGGAGATAGACAAGAAAAGACAGTGGAGACATATGCCACTACAACTATACGGACGCCATTCTTTAGAAGCTTATGGCTACAGACTAGGAGAATACAAAGGAGACTTTGGTAAAAATTCTGACTGGCAAGAATGGAGTCAAGAAATGCAGGACTACATGGTCCAAGACGTAAACGTTACTACTAAATTATGCGAACATTTCCGCCCTTACCTGACTCGTGTCGGCTAGAGCACCGAGTCGCAGAAATACTAACAGAACAAGAAATTCATGGATGGACATTTAATGAACAAAAAGCTCAGCAACTTGAGTCACATCTCAGAAGAGAGATGGAAGAACTTACTCAAGTACTTCGGGAAGAATGGACTTTCGTTGGAGGAGCGTTGTTCACTCCTAAACGAGATAACTCTACACAAGGATACAGAGCCGGAGCAGAGTTCCAAAGACTAAAAGAATTTAACCCCACATCACGAGATCACATAGCATGGATTCTTACAAATCGTTTGAATGTCAAACTGAACAAGATCACTACGACTGGGAAACCAATTATCGACGAGATTACATTGATGGAGATAGATATTCCCTTCTCCAGAGCATGTGCGAAATGTTTGACGATAAAGAAGAAGCTTGGAATGATGTCCGAAGGCGTGAACGCATGGAACAAGCTTGTTACGAGTAAAGGCAGAATACACCATAACTGTTCGGTTAGTACGAACACATTTAGATGTGCTCATCGTAAACCGAATTTAGCTCAGGTGCCTGCTGATAAAGAATTTAGAGAACTATTTATTGCCAGTCCACGACACACAATGGTAGGTGCAGATTTAAGCGGAATAGAATTACGCATGCTTGCACATTACTTAGGACGATATGACGGAGGTCGATATGCCGACATATTACTCAATGATGACATACATCAAGTTAACGCAGATAAAATAGGAATCACCAGACGCCAAGTCAAGACTGTAACTTATGCCTTCTTGTATGGTGCTGGAAACGAAAAAATAGGTACGAGTTATGATAACTCTCTACAACCCAAGGAAGCAAGAAAAAAAGGATCCGAAATCCGAGAAGCTTTTGTATCTGCAATCGAAGGATTGTCTGAACTTTTGGGAGCGGTGGCAGCTAGGTCTGCTACAGGGTTCTTGCTGGCATGTGACGGACGAAGGGTGCTGGTCGATTCACCACACAAAGCATTAAATTATCTATTGCAGTGTTCTGCTGGTATAGTTGCGAAGCGTTGGATGGTCATAGCAAATGATCGCTTACAACCTTTTCACACACATCAACTAGCGTTCGTTCACGACGAATTGCAATTTGAATGTAGACCATATCATGCAGTCGGTGTCAGAAGAGAACTAGAAAAATCAGCAATACTTGCTGGAGAATACTACCAATTACGTTGTCCCATAGCAGCCGAAGCAAAAGAAGGTTTAACATGGCATGACGTGCATTAAATATGAAACTATTAATTGATTGCGACTACATAGTATATAAATGCTGTGCAGCCGCCGAAACCGAAATGGATTTTGGTGATGACGTTATTGTTGTTACTTCTAACTTCTCAGATGCAATGAAATGCGTTAAAAGAGATTTAGATAGAGTCCAAAACGAATTAGGTTCGTTTGACGATGAAATGATCTTGTTTTTTACAAGTCCTAATAATTTTAGGAAAAAAATTCTACCCGAATACAAGGGTCATCGACAACGAAAAAAGCCCTGTGGATTCAAACGAGTTATACAGGAACTAAGAAAAAGCTACAAAGTTATTCTCAAGGATACACTTGAAGCTGATGATGCGTTAGGTATTTACGCAACAAAATATCCCGGAAACATTATTGTCTCACCTGATAAAGATATGAGACAGATTCCCGGTAAATTATATGACTTCAAAGAAACAGTTACTATTTCTCCTAACGAAGGAGCAAAATGGCATTTAATCCAAGCACTCGCTGGCGATAATACAGATGGTTACTCGGGTGTACCGGGCGTTGGAGTTAAAAAAGCAGAGAAGATCTTTGAAGAGAAAGGATACACATGGAAAGCAGTCGTTGAAACCTTTGAAGAAAAGGACATGACTGAAAAGGATGCGTTAGTCAACGCAAGACTTGCACGCATACTTACAACATCAGACTACGACCATGAGAAAAAAGAACCAATCCTCTGGAACCCCATACGAGACTACAAAATTGACTCTGAACCAAGACCTACAGATGAGGGAGATAGAGTTAGCGTTGTATGAGATTGACAAAGAGACGATGATAGAACTATACTTACAATTACAAAAACAACTATTTAAATTTAATAATTTATTAGTACCTTTACTTAAAGAAGCTAAAAGAAATGCAAACACCCAACAAAATAGCTAGAACTGGTCGAGTTCAGCAATGGATTGACAATCCCACCAATCGTCTTCCAGTATCATGTACAATTTTTAATGTACAAGACTCTATGGAGGGGTCAGATGGAATCGAAGCAAGCTGGCGTTTTGTTAGCCATGCTCTACGCTTTGGAGCAGGAGTCGCAGTCCACTTGTCGGACCTTAGACCGGCAGGGACAGAAACAAATAAAGGACCTGATACACTTGTTGCAAGTGGACCAGTGTCATTCGCAAAAATCTACTCAACATTAAATGAAATACTTAGACGCGGTGGTACGTACCGCAACGGTGCGTGCGTTATTCACCTTGACATTAATCACGCCGATATTATTGACTTCGTGCAAGTCAAAAGAGAAGAACTCCCATGGGTTAAAAGATGTGTTGACCTCACCCCAGAACTCTGGACTAATTCAGAAGCTCGAGTCAAGGAAGCAATTATTAGAGGAATTGCAAGAGGAGACATTTGGTTATCAAAAATAAAACATGACAACAATGGAAAACGAATCAGGAGCAACGTCTGCCTTGAGGTTTATTTGCCCTCACGCGGAACTTGCCTCTTACAACATATCAATCTCGGTGCCTGTCGTATCGGCGACCTACGACCAAGTTTCCGTGAAGGCATGCAAGAACTGTGCAGTCTCCATGGTAAAACAGGTGTTGGAGGAACTGGTGAATACTTAGCACCAGAAAATGATAGACAAGTTGGATTAGGTGTGTTAGGATTAGCTAACTTCCTAGCTAACAACAACATTACATATGCCGAGTTTGGTAAGGCACTTGAAGCATGTAACAATGCTGAGCCTTACGAAGGTTACGCGGGATTAGCTGCACGCGAACTCTTCCTCGGCATACAAGAGGCAGCTAACATAGCAAGAGAGAACAACATGGAACGAGCATTCGCGATAGCTCCTACCGCCAGTTGTTCTTACAGGAGTAGAGACATTCA